GACGCCTGCCCATCGCCGAGGCTGTTGACGGGGAACCGCACGACGACGGCGAGGCCCGCGGCCGCGGTGTGCTCGACCTTCTCGACGAGGTCCCCGCACATGCGGGCCATGAGCTCCGCCGCCTTGATGCGGTCTCGGAACTCGGCGCCCGTGTCGCGCAGGATCGTCGTGAGGCGCTCGAGGCGCTCCTGGCGTGAGGCGACGTTCGCGGCCGCGCGCTCGCGCGTGTGCTCCTCGAGGGCGGCCACCACGTCGGGCGCCTTGAGCAGCCGGGTCGCCGTGGTCTTCAGCCACCGGCCTTTGTAGCCGGCGGCGCGTGCCGCCTCCACACCGCTGCCCGTGGCGGCGTACGCCTCGACGAAGCGGCGTTGATGCTCGGTCAGGCTCACGAGATCACGACCACGCGATCGGTGGTGATCTCGGCGATCTCACGCAGCCCGACCTCGAGGTTGACGATCCCCGTCGGCGAGGCGGCGAACCCTGCCCGGACGGCGGTGACGTTGCGGACGCCCTCGACTGCGAAGGCCGCGCAGTAGAACCGCGAGAGGTAGACGGTGCCGCCGACCACGAGCAGAGCCGCGCCGAGCGCCTCGACGCGGGCGGCGACCTGGGCGGCGCCGTCGGCCGGGAAGGTGTCGGGGTCCACGTCGAGCTCGAACGTGAGCCACGCGGGCAGCACGGTGGGCCGGGTGAACTCCACCGTGCGATCGACGCCGCTCGCGTCCTGCACAACCACCGTCGTCGTCCCGAAGCTGCGCACGCCGGCCGGCTTCGAGAGCCACACCTGCGCAGCGATGCGGGCATTCTCGGCGACCATGCCGAGTATCGTGGTCTCGGTCCCGCGGACGATGGCCTCGAAGGAGTGCGGCGGGAGGCCGTTCGCGTTGACCACCTCCGTCGTGTTCTCGAGCATCGTCACGGACCGCACGCCCTCGACGAGGAAGAGATCCGCGCGGGTGCCCGGCAATGTCGAGCTGCCCTGCGCGGACAGCTCTCGGGTCGGCGCGCGCGCAGCTCGTCGTCCGTCTCGACGGCCGCGCCGAGGATCGCCGGCGTCGGGTTCGTCACAGCGAGCCAGCCAGAGACCGGCGTGGCGATCACCGTCAGCGTGCCACTCGGCGCCGCGATCGGGCCGGTCTCTTCCGACTCGGCGGGCACGTCGAAGTCGGTCGGCGCGCCCGATGAGTTGACGACGATCGCGGTCGTCGCGAAGCGCGCCCCGGTGCCGAGGACGCTCGCGACGCTGCCGAGCGGGAGCGTCGTCCCGTCCTCGAGCGTCACGCGCATCGTCACGGTCGAGCGCTTCGCCGGCTCGCGCGTCGTGCCCGTGATCGCTGCGAGCGCGTCGAGCTGCTGCGCGGTGGCGGCCGATGGGTCGAGCGCGGCCGCGATCGCGTTCGCCAGCTCCCATATTTCGCGCACCTTCGAGGCGACGATGCCGTTGACCTGGCCAACGATGCTCGCGGAGCTCGTGTTGATCGTCGGCGAGATCTCAGCGCGCTCGGTCGCCTCAATCTCCTCCTTGATGATCTCGAGCGGCTTGGCGACGAAGCCCGTCGTCGTGAGTCCGTAGTCCGTCATGGGGCCTCGCGAAGATGAGCACAGAGGTCGAGAACCTCCGCGGGAGTGGCGAGCGCGAGTCGTTCGCGCAGCTCGTGCTCCGTCGGCGTGAGTCCGTAGACCATCGCTATCGCCTCAGGATCCCGCTGTTGCGAATGACAGGGTCTGTCTCATACAAGGCGACCGCGACCGACCGGATCCGCTCTGCTTGTGCAGGTGGCACGGGCACGGCGGGCTGGTTGCCGAGGTTCCGGGTGCGGCGCCCGCGCTCCTCGAGAGCGCGCGGCACGTCGACCGTCTGCACGCTCACCCGTCGAATGCGCGTGAACGACAGCGACACGGGCAGCGAGTCACCCGTCGAGGCCTCGCGCGTCACCTCCACCGACGTGAGCACGAGGTTGTCGTACTCGCGCAGCGGCGTGAGCACGGAGACCACGTCGCCGCGCAGAGAGAGCCCGCGCAGCTCGTCGTAGACCAGGCGGGCGTGGTCGAAAGATGCCGACCACTGCATCACGTTCGCTGTCGTTTTCGGCGGTCCGGCGGGGCGTTCGAGCCCGGCGTTGTTCTTCGCGCCGCCGACGTCGCGCCGACGCGTGAGCGCCGACACCTCGTGCATGGGCAGGTTGATCGGAGCGACGGCACCCACCGCGCCGCCCATGTGAGTCGCTGGCGTCGAGAGCGGTTGGTTCGAGATGACGGCCTCGAGCGTGAGCGTGTCCTGCTCAGGCCGCACGTGATCGGTGACGTCCGCGCCCGCCTCGACAGGGTGCTTGCTGACGACCGTGCTCGAGCCGTGCTGCTCGCGCACCGTCGCGTCGAGCTCGATGGCCGCGAGCGTGCCGTCGGCGCGCGTCCACGAGATCTCGATCATCGCCGCGCCCCGGTGTCAGCCGCCGCTGGGATGAGCGCGCCTGCGCTGCCAGCGATGATGCCGCCGAGCTCCTGCAGACGACCGACGACGTTGTTGATCGACGCGTCGGCCTTCTTGAGGGCCTTGTCGTCGAACTGGACCCCGAAGACGGCGAGCAGTTCACGGAGGACGGGCATCAGCTCGCGCCCTTGGCGTTCTCGACGGCGACCCGCCCGAGGTAGGCGATCCGCTTCGAGATCTCACCGGCGACGCGCTGCCGCTTCTCGGTCGGAAGCCACGCCTGCAGCGACTCGAGGGTGGCGCTCTCGACGGTCGCGATCGCCGTCTCCTCGGGCACGAGGTCGATCGTCCACGTCGAGGGCACGACCTGCAGCCAGCCGGCTTCGAGGCAGATCCGCACGCCGGAGTTCCCCTCGACGAGCGCCCAGTAGTCCGCGTCCACGTCGACCATGCCCGGCGGCACCTTCACGGCCTTGTGCGAGAACCGCGTGTCACCGGGCGCGCTCACGTGGTCGGGGTCGAGGACGGCGGGCAGTTCGATCAGGCGGGCCTGGGAGTTGAGGAGCCGAACGGTGGTCATGAGCGTTCTCCGTTGATGCGTTGGATCTTCTGCGCGTGGACGAGGTTCGCGGCGCGCTCGTCGGCCTGGCGCCTTTTCTCGAGCGCGGCCTGGCGGCGCTCCTCGTGATCGCGGCGCACGGCGTCGCCGGTGTCGCGGTACGCGAGCGCCTCGCGCCCCATGTCGCCGAAGCGCACGAGGTTCATGCGGGCCTCGCGCACGCGCAGGCGGGCCGCGGCGACGGCGCCCACGGGGGCCTCGAGGGCGTCGAGCTGCTCGAGCACGAGCAAGGCGCGGAGCACGTCGACGTGATCGACGAGCAGAGCGTCGATGCGCGCGGGCTCCACACCGACGAGGGCGGCGACGTCGGATCGGGTGTCGGTTGCGGTGGTCTTCGGTGCCATTTCTCAGGGGTCCTTTCATCGCCTCGAAGGTGTGCCGCGACCGCTCCGGAGTTCTGGCGACCACGTGCCGACGGCAAGACAACACGCAACCAGCCGGAGGAGACCGCGACACACCTTCGAGGCGACGACTGTCAGCGTTTGCCGAGGGCGGCGAGCTTCGCCGCGTCGCGTGCACGCGCGGCGTTCATGCGCTGCTCGTGCGTGAGGCCCGCGTCGTCGCGCGTGTCCGATGCGCCAGGCGCGTGCGGCGCGACGTCCGGGCGGGTGCGGTCGATCGCGAAGTGCGGCTTGTTGGTGAGGTCGTCCAGGCGCTGCCGGTCGCGCTGGCGTGCGGCCTCGAAGGCGTCCGCGCGCGGCGCCGTGTCGGGCGTCGTCGGAAGCGACTCGGGCGCGCGGGTGCGGCCTGCCTCGCTGCGCTGGCCTGGGCGCACGGGCGAGAGCTGCTGCCCGAGGGCCTGGACGACCACGCCGAACAGGTAGTGCGGCGTCTTGTTGTGCCGCGTGATCTCGGGTCGGAGCTTCCGCACCATCGCGTCGAGCGCGGCCGTGAGCTCGTCGGGAGTACTCGGCGAGGGGTGCCCCGAGAGCACCATCGGCACGGCGGCGCGGATGGTGTCCGCCTCCTCGGCGGTGAAGGCGAGCGTGTCCTCACCGTCGCGGCGGGTGCCGGGTCGGAGCGTGCCGCCGCGGTCGGTCCGTTGAACGCGGCTCACGCTGCCCTCGCGGTGCGCTTGCGGGTGGCCTTCGCGGCCGTGCCCTCGGTCGGGGTGGCGGTGGCGCGCTCGGCCTCGAGCACGACGAGGCCGCGCTCGAGCGCCCGGCGGATGACCTCGCCGCGCGCGTCCTCACCCCCGTCGGGGCGGTGCACGAGCCGGTAGAGGCGGACGAGCTGCGCGTCGTCGATGCGAACGGTGATCGCGGTCTTCATGAAATCGACACTGCGCGCGGCCCGCTGCAGACGAAACATACCGACCACAACCGGTTCGCCCTCGGGCTCTCAGAGGGACCTCTGCGGGCGTCGCCGGCGGGTGGCGATCTGCATCAAGTGCGGCGAGAACCGGGGCCACGCCTGGACGGAGGCCGTGTTCTTCGAGGTAAATCGCACGAGTGGACGGTCATCAGAACCGCACACCCCGACGCGCTCACGGCCCGAGGAGGTCCTCGACGATGGGGATCGCGATGCACCGGCACTGGATCGGTTCGCCCGGGTGCCCGCGCTCGCCGGTCTTCTCGTCGACGATCGGCGGGTCATCCCACGAGCAGATCTGCCCCTCGAGCGCGGCGTGGCCCTCGCGTACACGCTCGTCGCGCGACGAGCTCCACCGGTAGCGCGTGACGCCCGCCTCCTTGGCGGCGGCCTGGGAGAGCTGGGCGTTCAGGGTGAGGGTTTGGTCGCGGGCGATCAGCTCGGCGCGTGAGCCGACAACGCCCAGGCGCTCGACGAGGCTGCGCTGCAGCTCCTCGACGCGCAGGCCGCCGGCGGCCGCCTCGGCCGTGAGGGTGGTCACCTCGGCGATCGCGTCCTCGCCGAGCGAGGTGATCAGCTCCGTGTTGCGCTGGACGAACCCCGCGAGCTCGCCCACCGAACGCCTCGCGAAGCCGAGCACGCGCTTGGTCTCGAGCGTGACGTGTCGGTCCGTCGCCTCGGCCACGGCGCGGGCGGCGGCGGGTGCACGCCGGCGAAGCACCTTGCCGACGCGGACGCGGAAGCCCTCGAGGTCGACGACGATCGGCGTGACCACCTCGCGGGCGTCGTCGCCACGTGCGACCGACGAGCGAGCAGCCCCGAGCAGCTCTTGGAGGATGCTCCTCAGGGCCACGCTGTACGCGAGCATGGGTCCGCGTGGCTCCGTCGGGCGCGGCGCCAGGCGAGGCTTGTGCGGGCGGGAACGGGCACGCCTCGCGCGGAGTGCCGTGAGCTGCGCTGCAGTCGGTCCCTTGGGGCGCTTCGTCGTCGAGGGCATCAGGCGGTCTCCGGGTCGCTCGCGCACGCGCGAGAGTGGGCAGGGGTGGGCGGCGCATGTCTCACGCCGATGTGCTCGAGGTGCACACCCCTCGGGCTGGTGAAGGGCAGGGCGGCGGGGCGTACACGTCAAGGGCACAACACCTCCGAACGTGTACGTTCCCGCGTGTACGCCCCCTTAAGGGGGGACGTACACGCGTACACGCGTACACGGCGTGTACGCCGTACACGCTCCGTACACGCCCCGTACACGCGTACACACCGGTCAAGCCGCAACCCCCTGGCAGTCGCTCGGCACGAGGAAGGGCTTGCCGTTGCCACCGACGATGCGCCCGTGTGCAAGGAGCTGGCTGACGGCCGCCGCTTTCAGTGCCTCCTCGCCCTTGACCAGCGCGCGGAGAACATGCTGATTGCTCACTGTCACCGACGACTGGGCGAGCGCCTGCAGCATCTGCTCGGCGATCTCAGCGATGCGCCTCTCACGGGCAGCGGCCTTTGCCACCGCGCGATCTTCGTCGGCGCCGGTCACTTCAGGGCCCGCTACTTCGGCGAACGTCGCGCGGTCGCGGTCCATCTCAAGGCGGAACGCGAGCTTTTCTCCGAGGCGGTTCTTCTCGATCTGCACGTCGAAGAGGCACGACTCGCCGGTGACGTTGCGCATGGAGAGCGCGACACTGGCGCCGTATTCGATGCTGCCCGACTCCTTGAAGCTCGCGAGCCCTGAGGTGCTCGCGTCGGAGCCACCACGGTAGAACCCTCGTGCCATCTCGGACGTGACGAGCACAAGCAGCCCGTCGACCTTGGCGGCGCGCTTGATCGCCGAGACCGCGCAGTTGATGCGCTCGCGTGGGGAGTCGGCCGCGTCGCCGAGGAGCGTGCGCACCGTCTGAACTGAGTCGACGACGAGCACGCCCGGGCGGCCTGTCGTCTGCGCGAGCGGCACGAGCTTCGAGACGATGGCCTCGAGAGGGGCGTCTGCGACGTCCTGATCAACGAGCAGTGCGCACCGCTCGGAGTTGACCTCGCGGTGAAGCGCGCGAAGCGTCTCTTCCTCGCCGGTCTCGAGATCCTCGCGAACGAAGCCGGCCGCTTGACCCCAACGGATCGCGAGACCTGACGCTTCCTCGTCCGAGGCGACGATCGCGATCGCATGTCCGGCGAGGAAGTAGTGACGCGCGAGCTGCACAACGAGCGAGGTCTTACCCGAACCTGGCGCACCGCCGATCACGATCACACGTCCGGCGAACGGGCCTCCACGGGTTGCGCGGTCGAACGTCTCGAACCCGGTGGGCATTCGCTCGCCGCGTGTCGAGAGCATCCTCACGACGTCGGCGAACGTGCTCCATTTCGATCCCGTGATGGTCTGCGTCGCGGGTGGACCGACGCCCGGGCTCGCGAGCAGGCGGGGCAGTGTGACTCTTGCCGTCCCCCTGGCGAGGCGCGCGACGGCGAGCCGCTGCATCGCGGGCTTCCATTCGTACCCGCTCGCGTACTTGCCGCCCTCTGCGATGACCTCGGCGATCTCGGCTTCGCTGCCGTCGCGGCCGCATACCTCTCGGATGATCGCCACGGCGTCACGTCGGCGCGCACTTCTGAGTGCGGCCTCGGAGCTGTTCGTCACCGCGGCACCGTGACCAGCGCGCGCTCGGCGCGGCCGATCTCGACGAGCTCGACATCGACCCACCGGGCCACCGTCGCGAGCGCATCGGCGCGCCCCTGCCGGTACGCCTGCGCCAGCGCGTGCTCGGCCTTCGAGTCGCTCGTGGCGATGGCGCCCTCGATCGCGTCGCGCTGCGCCTGGGCGTCGCGGCGGGCGCGGGCGGCGAGCGCCTGCAGGCGGATGATCGCCAGCTCGTCGGCGATCGTCATGACGCTGTCCTCCACTGCGAGATCACGCGATCGAGCGTCTCGCGCTCCGCGGCCTCGACGGCCAGTGTGGCGGCGAGCTCGTCGTCGTCCACGTGCTGTTCGATCGCCCCCCGCACGATCGTGCGCGTGACGTTCGGGGGGATCGCGTCAACCTCGACGCTCTCGCCCTCGAAGCTGCGCGAGCGTGAGTCGGTCGCCTTCGTGGGGCGCGTCTGCAGCTCGAGCTCGACGATCTGCGCCCGCGTGACCGCAAGGCGCACGAACGTCAGATCAACGCCGGGTGCGTACTCACGAAGCAACCGCTCGACGTGCCGCGGGATGTCCACGCCGCTCGGGTCGTGATCGCCCAGGTAGTAGATGAACGCCGGCTTGCGCTGCGCCCGGAGATGCATCGCGGCGTTGTGCAGATACGTCTGCGACGGGTAGCCCTTGCAGACGTACAGCGGCACGTCCCACTCGCTCGTCACGTCCCAGATCACGCCGCGCATCGCGTCCTTCTCAGACCAGACCTCGACGTAGACGGGCTGGTCACGCCAGAGCGCGCGGCGGTAGGTGAGGCGCGTCTGCTCGAGGGCATCGTCGAGCGATCTGTGCGAGCGCGCGCGATGCACGAGACGCGACCCGTCGGTGATCGCGTTCCAGTCGAGCTCGCCGCTGCGCCGCATGGACGTCAGCAGCCGAATGACGGTGCCCTTGTACGCGGCCTCCGTCTTCGGGATCGCGCCCGCCGAGACGAGCCGGTAGAAGATGCTCCGGCACGTGGTCGGCGAGTCCGTCGCGACCGCGTCGAGGATGGCTTGACGGATCTCCGCCATGTCGCCGATGGTCCGACGAGCGGGCTTGTGTACCATGGTCAACAGGCGTTTCTTCGGGATCGTCGTTGCGCGCTTCGTCGGTCGTGTGTCATCTTCGTGATGCATCGGAGTCCTTCCCTTCGGTGCTCGCGCCCTCCGACCCGTGAAGTCGAGAGGGCGCCCTCGTTTCAGTCGATCGCGGGGCGGCGGTTCGCGGCGATCACACGGTCCAGCTCGACGAGCTCCACGAGCACGCGGCGGCCGATCTTCACGGTCGCGAGCTGCCGCTTCGTGACCCACCGGCGCACCGTCTCGAGCGGCGTCGAGAGGCGGGCGGCCACGTCGTCAAGCGTGATGAGCAGCGGTTGCGGGCGGGCGGCGTTCGTCATGCCGCACGTCTCGCACGCGCTCGGCGGCATGGAGAGATTGCGACCACGGCTCGCGGTCACGAGGTCGCCCTTGCGCCCCACTCCGACACGCGGATCGGCCCCTCGGGCCACATCGAGGAGAGGCGTTCGATCTCGACAGCCACCCGCCGACTCGGCAAGCGTCGACCGTGAATGTAGTTGCTGAACTGCGGCCTGCTCACGCCCGCCTCCTTCGCGAGCACGGCGATCGACACGCCGCGCCACGTGCGCCACTTCCCGAGCCGGACATGAGGAGTCGTCATGCGTGGCATGCTGTCACGTTCAAACGAGCGGCGCTAGCTTCGCCCGACCGAGGGCGTTACTTGGGGCCACGTGCTAGCGACGACGATGGAACAAGGAGCCAGGCGCCTCGCCGATCTGATCCGTGAGCTCGGCGCCGAGCTGCATGAGAAGCATGGATGGAAGAAGACCGTGGCGGAACGCCTTGGGATTCATCCCTCCTACGTCTCGAAGCTCCTCCGCGGGCAGGTCAACAAGGTCGGCGCAGGCACGCTCGAGATCGCCGCGCTGAAGCTCGAGATCGATCCGCGCTACTTCCGCGAGACGGGACCGTATCGGCACTACCAGCGGCGCGGCCGAGAGAAGGCGGCGGCACGGATGGAAGGGCCTGCGGGGAGCCTGTCCTACCTTGCCGGGCACCCGCAGTTCGACTCGCCTCAACGCGCGCGGGCGTACGCGTTCAACGTCTTCTCTTGGGTGAATCCCCATATGGAAATCGGGTCGCGCGTGCTTCGCCAAGCCGAGGCGGCCCTCTCGAAGGCGAGCGACGATGAGGTGGTCGAGCGCGCCCGCGAGCTGCAAGAGGAGGTCCGCCGCCTGTACGAAGCGCTTCGCACGAATCTGCGATGA